CGAGAGTCCGTTGCATACATCTGGCTTGTTCTCTTTATCGGGGAATTGTACCATGAATGCCTGTATACTTATAGCTGGGATGTCTGGAGCATCATCTAAAAGTTTGTCATATTCTTCTCTAGATTTCATAATAAACTCTACTACATCGGAACGATGTTTAATATCGAGAGACAATTCCATATCTATTGACCTATAGAACTTAGACCAACTCACACACATAGCCGAGTGTGACTCGGATAAAGGAAGACTCTGACTAAATTTGGAGATACTCGAAAGGATTCCAGCTATAACATTGAGGAAGGCAAAGAAATACTGGACAATTATGATACGTGTTTTAGTTTCCGAAGACACACCGTCATTACCACTAGGGTTTAGCACGGCAAAACCGCCCACTCCCGTTATTGAGGCTATGATGATAGACGGATAAGCCAGCCAGTCGTTTTGCTTTTTATAAAAAAGACGCGCATGATTATGTAACCAGCGATACCCGGCTGCTTTCTCTGCCCACTTGATTAGCAGTTTTTCCTGTTTCTCACACCATTCACAGTGTTCGTCTTGCTTTTGAACACTCATGGACTTAAATTACACGGATAAATTTTTAGCGCACTCCCTGGCTAATTTATCAACAGCTTCATTTTGTGGTGTACCATTATGAGCCTTGACCCACTTCCATTCAATCATAATAAAACGCATCCTTAATTCATCGAGTTTAACCCATAGTTCCTTATTCTTAACATCCCCACCATTGGAAGTTTTCCATCCATTCTTCTTCCAATTGTGGATCCACGCGGATATTCCCTGTTTCACGTAGTTACTGTCTGTCACGATACGTACATGCTTTTCTGATAGCAATATACACTGCTCGAGTGCTTTTACGATAGCTGTCATTTCCATCACGTTATTCGTAGTGTTAGGTTGCGCTCCACACAGTTTAAAGTCCTTACTTATCGCAGCCCACCCGCCCCTACCAGGGTTTCCGAGACAACTTCCATCAGTATACACTTCGTACATGAACTTATGTGGGCGTTATTTTCTAAGTAGATAGTAAATGCAACAACTCGCCCCTCTTTTATTATTAGTGTGCTGTGTATGCTGTTGTTCCTCATCTGTCCGATCAGCCGGTGGTATTCCAACTACACCACAAGCTTCTTCGGCAAGTAGTCTTGCTCTAATGGGTATGTTTACCAGATTGCTCACCGGTGGTATATTCTGAAGCCTTTTTGGGCGTTTTACAAATTGTGTCACCACAGTGGTCTCTGTTCTGATACACGGAGTTTATGGATGTTGAAATTTCATTACACGACTTGAGATTCCAACGACCTAACGCGGGTTTTTCAACTTTCACGATAAGTTCGTAAATTCGTCTGAGTAACATGACTTTGTTACTCGTTTTATTTTTAAGCTTTCAGTTTTAAAAATTGTGTATTTTCAATTTTTAAATATGAAGAATTAATTAATTTTAATAGCAAATACAAATTTGATTTGTATGCTTAGTTGGAGAAGGCGAGGCCACCCATACCGGATTGGACACGGAGGACGTTGTAGTTAACCGCGAACATGTTGAGGTTGGTCGAGTTATCGTTACCGGAGGTGGTGGTGATGGAAACCTGCGCGTTGTCGATGCGGGAGAAGTTGCAAGTACCAGTGGGCTGGTGCTCCTCGGGCTTAAGAGCAAATGAGTACGCGTACACACCCGCGTATGGGGAACCACTGTGGTGGAAGTGGGGCTGAACCTGGTTGAAGTACTTACCAGTCTGCTCCTTGAAGCGGTCCTGGCCGTTGAGGACAAGCTTGAACTTGTCGATGGTACCGACAGCCTCCTCGGTGAACTTGGAAGTACCACCAGTGGTACCGCACACAAGGAGGGGAGCACCCGCGGAGCCGGGGGCGATGAAACAGTTGGAGTTGGCGGTGGTGAGGTCCTGCTCGAGAACAATCTCGGCGGGCTGACCCTTGGTGGTGAAGTTCCACATCTTGGTACGGGCGTGACCCTCGTCGCAGCACCATACGAGCTCCTTGACGGGGTGGTTGTACGAGAGGCGGACCTGCTTGGTACCACCGGAGGCGGTAACAGTGTCGGTGCCAGTGTGCTGAACCTGCTCAATGAGGTACTCGTGACCCTTCTGGGCAAAACGCCTACGCTCCTCGGTGTCGAGGTAGACGTAGTTGGCCCAGACCTTGAAGGTACCGGTGCTGAGGTAGGTGTCGAAATCAGACGCTAAATCGAAATCGATACGGACCTCGTGGTACTGCAGGGCAATTAGTGGGAGATAGAGACCGGGATTGCGGTTAAAGAAGAAAATGAGAGGAAGGAAGACAGCCTTGCCAGTGAGGGCGGAAGTCATCTTACCGTAAGTGAGCTTCTTGGACTCGTCAAGGTAAAGCTCGGAGTAGAGACGCCACCACTTCTGGTAGTGCTTGTCGACACGCTGACCACCGATGGACATTTCCACGGAGGAAATCGCACGCTCGGCGACCCAGCAAGAATCGTCGGTGCCGTCGGAAGTGATAGACGCCGCAGCGGCAGATTGGAGCTCGACGTACATGTCGCCGACAAGATCACCGTTGCGGGCAACAGTGACGGAAACGCGGCCGGAGTTGGCGGCAGTACCGTTGACGGTCTGCTCGATGTTCTCCATCGCGAAGTTAGTGTGGCGCTTGTATTTCGCCTGGAAGAAAGTTACCTCAGGGTTACCAGTAAGGTAGACATCCTGGGCACCGTACGCTACGAGTTGCATAAGACCACCGGCCATTTTGAGAGTTGTTGTACTATAAGCAGAGAAAATAATTTTGGGTAAACGCGCCATTTTCGATTTTGATTTTTCTTGGTCTAAATTAAATGTCAAATCAGCCTGAGCAAAATGAAATCGAGGAGGGTGAGATTGTGTCTGAGTCTGAGTCCGAGGAAGTGATTTCTGTGACTGAGACTGAGGATGAACCCATCGATGATGAAATTGATATGGACGAGGATGAAATGATGTTCGAGGACGACGGTGTGGATGTCGCGACTCTCATGACTTCCCTCCTCGCTACCGAGGATGGTGATACCGTATGTACGGCTCTAGTCAGTATCACCCAACAACTTCAGATGCAAAATAAAATCCTTATAAAGATTTTGAGTGAGTTGAAAAATTAATTAGAGAGAAAAATTGTAAATCATATAAATATGGAGGGTATTCATTTCATCGATAAGGACCCGAACGAGTATGAAGCACTCGCGGAGTTACAAAAACGGGATATCCAGTCGATGAAGGTAGAATCAGAATTTGAAAAAATTATTCGAACATTTGAGAATCTTTGGAACCTCAGAACAGAGGATTTTAAAATGGCCCGTGAACTTGGTTACCGACAATACATACACGCTGCTAACTTTGATGAGAAGGGAAACCCCATGGTGTCTAAAATCGATATCCTGGCTATTAAGGGTATTCGTGAAAAACAACGTAAATATTTGGTAGATATAAAAAATCAAATCAAGGAAGTTAATCTTGATAAAAAAGAAAATGAAGATGGCGTAAATTTAATTACTCGAGTACACAACATCTTGAAGCAAGTAAAGGATGGATACGATAACGTTCGGCGTCACTATAATGCATACGAGCGTGTAGTGAATCCCACAGCCATCGCACAGGCGAGTTCAACTTCAGATCCTTCTACCATGTGTGAAGAAGACACGGAAAACATAGTACCCTACCAGAAGTGTCTTATCTTTGCCCTGGATGAACTCTATAAGGCTAAGTATCGTAGATACAAAGGCTTCTGTTGTGAAGAGCGCAAAACTGAGGATGGATACAACACCCGGGCCTGGGAACAAAAGATGTCAATCAACGATTTTGTATATTCTCTATCCAACAAAGATGATAATTTTGAAATGTGGAAGAACTTTACGAGTAAAGGACAAGTTATTTACAGGGACGTGATTGACAACCTTGGTAAGTGTCAAGATTCACAATTTCCCACTATCGAGAAGCGTCGATATGTGTGGTCATTCAAGAACGGCGTTTTCATTGGTAAGGAGTGGGTGGGTACGAACCCCCTTAACAAGGACGATGGATACTATAGATGTGCATTTTACCCGTACGACAGTAAGGAGTTTGCTCGACTAGACCCTACCCTCATTGCCTGTAAGTATTTTGACCAAGAATTCAACGATTATTCCCATATCGAAAACTGGGAAGATATCCCCACACCCAACTTTGAAAGGGTTCTTCAGTATCAGAACTTTGAACCAGATGTGTGTAAATGGGCCTATGTGATGGGTGGGCGCCTGTGCTTCGACGTTGGCGACCTGGATAAGTGGCAAATTATTCCATTCTTCAAGGGTATTGCGAAGAGTGGTAAGAGTACCCTAATTACAAAGGTATTCAAGAAGTTCTATGAGAGTCAGGATGTGGGTACACTTTCGAATAATATCGAGAAGAAGTTCGGCCTCTCCGCTATCATGGATAACTTCATGTTTATAGCACCAGAGGTTAAGGGTGATATTTCACTCGAACAGGCAGAGTTTCAATCTATCGTATCTGGTGAGGACGTATCCATCGCTGTGAAGAACAAGCAGGCTATTCCTATGGTTTGGAAGGTTCCAGGGGTCTTGGGAGGTAATGAAGTGCCAGGCTGGAAAGACAACTCTGGTTCTGTTTTGCGTCGTATTTTGCCTTGGAACTTTAGCAAACAAGTGCGTGAAGCTGACCCTACCCTTGACGAAAAACTTGAAAATGAATTACCAGTCATTCTACTCAAGTGCATACGAGGCTATCTCGAGTACAGGAACAAGTACGCAGACGTTGACATTTGGAATGTCGTTCCGAAATACTTTGAACTCATCAAGATGCAGGTGGCGAAGGTTGCGAACTCTCTCATCCACTTCCTCGAGTCTACTATGGTCGATAAGGGTAAGGGTGAGTACGTGCCACAAAACCTATTTGTAACTGCCTTCAATACACACTGTAAGAACAATAACCTCGGACAGCATAAGTTTCATGAAGATTTCTACGTTGGTCCTTTCAGTTCATATGATATCGAGGTTAGAAATGAGTCGGTCTCTTATAGAGGACGACAATACCCAAAACAACCAGTCATTTTCGGTGTCGACCTAAAGGAAGACGAATTGGTGACTGGTAACAATCATTAAAAAAAATCCTAATAAATAGTAATATGAGCCAGTCGGTCAAAGAATTTGTCAGGCAGTCTGGTGTGGACGTAAGGCAAAGTCCGAATTATAACTCCAATAGCAACAACAACTTTGCTCGAGAACTTGAAGAGCAAATGTGGAGGGACGAGCGAGCCAGACAAGAACGTATGGCTCGCAGGGAAGATATTGCGCGTGGTCAGCAATTCTTCCGCGAACCCGTCCGACCTGAATTACAGCAACGACAGGTACCTCCTATGGCTATGCGGCCTCCTCCCCCACCTCCTCCTACACGGAGTCGATTCGCGCGATTCGAAAACAACTCCCCTCTTGAAAATGAATTCGCGGACGTTAACGTCAATAAATTAGTAAACAATGCGATGAGAGAACCCATAAACATAAGCGAATTCGAGAATGATGATGTCCCTCCAATCAATGAAGCCGCGTTTGAAAGGGCACTCGCGGAAATGAATCCAGCTGTAGTCAACGAGTTTGCAGATTTATCTTCTATTGAAATTTCTCCACTCAGACCTGGTATGTTTAATGCGGGTGTCGATAGCGGATATGGTCAAAAAGATGTCGTCACCGATTTAAGACAAATCATCGTTAAAAAACCCCTCCCTAAAATGCGAATTGCCGACGGTCTTTATATAGAAACAAAGGAGATTGTTGGTAGATATGGTCAACAAAAGGTAGCTCTCAGGCATACCCGAAACCTTGGACTCAAAGGTAATATGAATGTGTCTCTCGTGACCGTTGAATTTAAAATGGTCATATCCAACGAAAATGGTGAGAGTCAGGGAACAAACGTTAACATTTACAAAAACGGAAAGATTCGATTCTCGGGTGGCTTACTCGTAAGTCATATGTCTACTCAACCGGAACTCGTTCGTCGTTACATCGTGAACAATTACACTGATAAAAAACCCTATTTCTACGGTCCCATTCAATTCAATAATTTGAGTGGCCAATTCAGCGTAAACGGTGTTTTTAACATGCCCAACATTCAGCAAAAGTTTTCTAGGTATGGTAGCGTCGTCTACGAACCAGAACTGCAGCCCATGATGTATGTGACCATGAATGGATACACACTTAACATCACAAAGGCTGGTACCATACAGATTATGGGTGCCAAAAATACAGCCATTCTCGAAAACGCGTACAAGGCCACATCGCAACTTATTAGGCAGTTCACGGTTGGTCAAGATATTATAATAAAGAAAACTAGGGCATCCCCGAAAAGAAAATCCAAACCCAAGCGCAAAACTAAAGTCGTTTCGCCACCTAAACCCAAACGCATCATTAAGCGTAAAACTAAGAATTCGCCATTGAATAAGAATCAGATTAACGCACTCAAAATAGATGGTAAGAAATGTGAACGTATGGATAAAAAGGAACTCGTAGACCTTGCACGTAAAATGGGTGTTGTTAACTTTAGAATTAAAAATGGTAATTCTACTCGTGATATGTACAAGCGTGAGATTTGCGATGCTATCAAGAAAAAGTCTAAAATTAAGACAACCAAGGTAAAGAACGTTTCCTTGTCTGGAAAGGGTAGCACGTTCCGTATAGGGCGCAAGCTTTGTCGTGATATGACTTTACCCCAGATAAAGCAAATTGCTCAAGTACTCAAGATTAACACGAACGGTAAACAGAAAAAGGATGACCTCTGTAAGAAGATTGAATCTGTTAGAAACAATATGAATAAACCCAAACCTCCTCCTCCACCCAAACCCACAAAACGTGAGGTCCAACGGGAGAAGAAAGCGAAGGTTCAAAATCAAAAGACGCAACAACGTGTAAAGAGAGTTGGATTGGACGATAATTCAATTCGTAAGGACCTCGAAAAGCAGTACGGCAAAACATGGATGAACCGTTACAAACCAAATCTTAATCAAGACATCAGGAATATTAAGAATGCTGCGTCTAGGGTCAGTGCCAATAATAGGAATAAGGCGCTCGGTGTACCCAAGAAGATGGTAGTCGATAAAATCAAGAAGGATATGGTTAGAAACTGGAAGATGCAGAGGAAGCGTAACCTTGAGAGGAACTATGTTATGAAGAATGTTAATGTGACCGGTGTTCCTAATAACATGAAAAATAGGTGGAGACAAGCGGCAGCGAACGAAGCTCTTCGTAGGAATAAAGCCATGACTGCTAAACAGTTCACAGCCCTCAAGAAAAAATGGTTAAAGGGTATGGCCTCTATTAGAGGAAATGGGAACGCGCGCAGAAATATTGGGGCGGCTCGAGCTCGGATTGAAACGTTATAAACATGGTGTACGAGTCGACGATGATACCCGGACGTGGGGTACCCCAAAAGATTCATGGATGGAAATGGCGAGAGAAGAACTTTTAGATGCGGTTATTTATGTTGTAGCGGATTACATTAGAAGTGTTAGAAGTGAAGGGGAACGCGCACCCAAATCTTTTCGTCAAAATGATGAGATTGATGACAACAAACTCATCATGTCGATAGTTGATGATTGGGATTGTGTTGAAAGTCCACAACACAAAATGCTCCTATGGAATCTATTCAAAATGTTGAATAGTGATATTTTTAGAGATTAGGTATTTCCTCAGCTATTTGGTTAGCTGTATTAAATGCAGCTAAACACATTACACCGACCGAAAATTGAAAAATAGCTTGTTCCCACATTCGAAGAACACAAAGTGGTACTACCATAAGCCCCGCGCACGTACCATGTAGAACTACAGCTATTATTGATGCTGAATGTTCACTGTGTAAAGCGCCTGTCGTAGATACTATCAACACAAAATTGATAATATCTATTAGTCTC